TGAGCCCGTTGGCTGGCGAGAGGCCCCTTGGACCACAGGTGCCGGGGGTCTCTCTTTTTGCCAAGATGTCTGCAGTAGTGCATCCGAGCGGTTATGGCCAACGTCTACGTGCCGAACTTCACCCGCCTTCAGCTCGGAGGGCTTGTCCCATCGGTTCTTGATGATTCCGTCGTCAAGAAAGCCATGAAGGACACCGATAACGAGGACATCTACGTTCCTGGTGTTCCCTCCAGCGGTTTGACCGGTGGCGTTCAAGAGGTTTCTGTAACAGATGCCGGCAGTGGTTACACCGATGGCGACTACACCGCAGTGGCATTGACTGGCGGTTCTGGCTCTAACGCCAAGGCCACCATCAAAATTGATGGCGGTGCGGTTGATGGAACACCCGCCATCACAACTGCTGGTACTGGTTACAAGCTCAATGAAGAACTGAGCTTTGCTGATGCTGATGTTGGTGGGGGCGGTGGTTCTGGCGCCAAACTCAAAATCACCAACCTGAGCTAATGCCGGAGTGGCAACCTCTACCTGAGGAGTTACAGCCCATAAGCCACTTCACCACGTACTGCTTGCGTGAGTTGAACCTGGCCGATACACCTACAAAACAACAACTAGGAATCCTCCACTATCTGGAGAATGGCCCTGATCGTCAGATCATTACGGCCTACCGCGGTTGCGGTAAAAGCACCCTCACGGGTCTCTATGCGTTGTGGCGTCTACGCATGGACCCCTTCCGTGAAAAGGTGCTCCTCGTTGGTGCCACTGCAGACAAAGCGGTTGAGATCTCTAACTGGATGCTTCGCCTTGTTAAAGACATCGACATCCTTAAATGCCTGGAACCCGCAGATGACGGCCGTTCTTCTGTTCAAGGTTGGGATGTAGGACCCGCCATCGTTGACCAGTCACCCAGCGTCCGAGAGGTTGGAATCCTCTCCCCCTCTCTGACCGGTAAGCGCTGTTCTTGCGCTATCGCCGATGACATCGAAACGCTCAGTAACTCCATCACTCCTTTGAAGCAGGAGCGTCTCGCCGCAGCGATTACGGAGCTCGAAGCCATCCGGAAACCTGAGGTTAAGGGCGAACTGCCGAAGCAGACGATCTTCCTCGGCACACCGCACCTCGAATCCAGCCTCTATCTGCGGATGAATCGCGAGCGTAATTACGCGATGCGTTTCTGGCCTGCTCGCTATCCAGAACCCGAAGGCGAGTACGACCCCTATAACGGCAACCTGGACCCGCGGATCGCGGCAGAGGTTGAGGAAAATCCCGACATTGCTGGTGAACCAACGGACCCAGAGCGGTTCGGCCATGACGAGTTACTGAAACGCGAAGCGTCGATGACGCGATCATCGGTGCAGCTGCAGTTCATGCTCAACTGCCAGCTCTCCACCCTTGATCGTTATCCAATTCGCTTGGGTGATCTGATCGTCACGGACCTTGATGGCAAGGCATTGCCCGAGATCATCAGCTGGGCATCAGGGCCGGATCAACGCATCGCCGATTTGGTCTGTGTCGGCATGGGAGCTGATCGGTTCTACCACCGGCCAATGCTCACACAAGGGTGGGTCGGCAAAGACGAGGCTTGGCAATGTGTCCTGGCGATTGACCCCTCCGGTCGTGGCCAAGACGAGATGGCCTGGGCTGTGGTTGCTGCGTTTAATGGCAATTACTTTCTGCTCGAGTCCGGTGGCACCACGCAGGGTTACTCGGAAGAGGTCCTTAAGGTGCTTGCTCTGCGGGCAAAACGATGGGAAGTAACCCAGGTCGTCATTAGAGCAACATGGGCGATGGAATGTTTGGCCAACTCCTGCAGCCTGTCCTCAACCGTGTGTACCCGGCAGGGATAGAAGAGATCAGAGTCAACATCCAGAAAGAGCGCCGGATTATCGACGTGCTCGCACCGGTTATTCAGCAACACCGGATGGTTGTCTCGAACGAGGTGATCCGTAAGGACTATCGAGAAGCCGAGCGCGATCCAGAAAAAGGCCATATCCGATCACTGATGTTCCAGGCGTCTCGTATCACCGTGGAACGTGGCAGCCTCCAGGCCGACGATAGGCTCGATGCTCTGGCTCTTGCTGTTCAGTTCTTCACCGAACAGGCCGCACAGGATCAGCACCGCATGGCCAAGCAACGCAAAGACGAAATCTTTGATTGGGAGTTAGAGGCGTTCCTTGACACCACCGGCAGTCAGATTGATGCGCTGGTGATGGGGCAACGCCCGCAGTTCAGTCGCCGCAGTTATGGCGGTGTCAGGCAGCGTCTGGAGGGTGTCCAGTAGCAACTGGCATCCGCACCACCTTGTCTTTCAGCGCAGAGAAGTTGAGCTTGCCGGCCATCTTGCTCTTGAGTGCTGTCTGATCCAGTTCCGACAGATTGGCGGTTACTGCGTTCTGCTTCAGCAGTTGCAATGCAATACGCAGGTCGTCATTGCTGGCAGGTTTCCAGTTGCCATCCTCGTCTTCGCCACCGTTCTCAACGCGTTCGCGGACGGTGCGGACAACTGATGCGTGCAGCTGTTCAAGCTCTGTAGCCAGATCAGGCATTAGTCACTGGTGCAGACATCTCAAGTATGGCTGTTGTCTAGCGCGTTAAGGTTTATGTAAGTAAATCCGGAGGCAGTCATGCCAACGGTCAATCAGGAGGTAAGGGATTTGCGCCGCCGTCTCGCGGAATCAGGAGTTGACCCCTTCCAGGTCGCAGCTGAAGCCTTGGTGACGGTTGAACGTTTGCAGCGTTTACTGGGTGAGTTCCAAACCTCTGTCACAAAGGAAGATCTGTCTCACGCTTAACCGGCGTAGACGTTCAAAAAGGGGGTCTTTTTGTGCCCTCTGCACTACTGAAGATGTCTAAAAATTCCTTGCTATCACTGGCTTTTCAGATTGTCCCACGCCTTGAGCAGGCGTGAGAGGCGTATGCGGTAGTGCAGAGCAATCTCCAAAGACTGTCTGTCACAGGGATCTGGCGCTATCTGCACATGTGACTCACACTTCGGGTTGAATTACTGGAGTTTGGGTGAATCTGGCTCACTCCGAAGCGGCGTTTGAGGACAGCGTGAGCGATCAGCGCCGGCTGAAGCGCGAAGAAGACAGGGCATATCACCGGGCAATTAACCAACATTCAATGCTTCGGGCGCACTCGAAAGAGGGCAGCACAAGTTACGGCTCTGCGTTGTTTCAGAACTACGCCGAGACCGTCTCGGTGGCCATCGATGCGCTGCTGTCCAAGCTCATTGAGGACCCCGCCACAGCAGGCAAGCACTACAGCGCCTGGCCCTTCCTTCTGCACTTCTGCAACCGTGGCCCGCGCTCAATTGCGCTGATCACACTCGGCACGATCATCGATCACATCACCCGGCGCCTGAGCAAAAAGGTGATGGCACATCGGATTGGCAAGGCGCTCTATGCCGAGTTCAAGGCCATCCGTATTCACCAGGCCAAAGGTGAAACCCTGCTGCGGCAGCTGCGCAAGAAGTACGGCAAAGCAGTCATCAAGAAGCGCGTCTTGCGTGAACTGCGTGTTGGCCATCAAGCCTGGACCGTTCCCGAGTGTCGGGAGGTGGGTTCGCTCCTGTTGGAGCTCATCGTCACCAACACCACCCTCGTCAAATTTGAGGGCACAACAGTTGTTCCAACTGAGTGCTCGCAGGAGCTGATTGATCTCTGCCCGCCGCGGCCGTTGGCACCGCGTGCATTGCCCAGGCTCGTGCGCTTGGAGCCGTGGGCTGGCACTGAGCGGAATGGCAAGCCATTGGTCACCTGCCGGCGGCCGATGGACTTTGAGCACATCACTGCTGAGTCGGCCAAGAGTCTGATCAAGGTGATCAATATCCAGGAGGGCAACGCCCTGGAGATGGATCCGTGGATGCTGCAGCAGCAGCGGCAAGCATGGGAGGCCGATCTGCCTGTATTCCCAGTCAGCCGTGAACCGTCAGCCCCGTACGAGGGGCGCGAGGAAGTTATCAAGCGAGCCAGGGTGGAGGAGGTGCTGCGCCAGGGAGAGGAGATCAGCGGCCTGCCGTTCTGGCTTGAGCACGATGCAGATTTTCGTGGTCGCATTT